GCGCACAGGTGGGCTACACAGGACGGTAATGTCCCTTCAAGCACTCCTGACGATGGAGCAGGCGAAGAAAGCACGGGAAGCGAAATGTCAGAACACCGACGCATCCGCGTAACTCCCGCCACCCGGCGAATGTGTTCGGACGCCGTGATGCAGTGCCCTGACGGCTGGGTATTCAGCCTGGTGCCTCCGATCAAGACTCGTGGCCAGGAGGAAAAGTATCACGCGATGATCAAGGATATAGCCGCGCAGTCTGAGTATGTCGGCAAAAAGTGGGACAAGGAGGATATGAAACGCATTCTCCTGAACGAGTTCGAGGAAGAAATGAAGCAGCAGGGGACGCCGCTTGCTCAGTCAGGGCAGATGATTCCTTCTGAGGATGGCCGCAGGATCATTCAGCTGGGCATCCAGTCCCGGACGTTAAGGGTCGCAGAGGCCAGCGCCTTTGTGGAATTTTTGTACGCGTGGGGTGCTGACCGTAAGGTAGTGTGGTCAGAGGAAGCGCACATTCCGGGGTTTGCGAGATGAGTGAATTTCAGCCAGTCCGCACCAAAGCGGATCTTGACCTGTTAGAAGATGAAGATATGGTTGCGGGATACATTTCCGGCCTTAATGGCGATGACGAGCCAGGCAACGACAAAAGCCGCTCGTATTGGCATGGATGGAGAAACGGACGATCCGACCGTGGCTTTACCCCAGTTGATGACGCCCAGAAACAATTAGCCCGAGAGATCGTTGGCCGCTATGTGGGGCTGCACTAATGAAAGGCAAATCCCCCTCCGCCGCTCAGAAGCGGTTCCACGACGCGCTATGCCAGCAAGGTTGCGTGGCCTGCCGAATCGACGGCATCGGCAATTTCAACGTGTCGGTGCATCACATCGACGGAAGGACAAAACCTCAAGCTCACTGGCTTGTCTTGCCGCTCTGTGCTGGCCATCATCAAGACGGCACAGGAGCGCCTGGCGTGATCGCTGTTCATCCGTGGAAGGGCCAATTTGAGGCTCGCTACGGCAAGCAGCGCACGTTGCTGCAATGGGCCATCGAACGTTTGCAGGCTTCTGGCTACGAAGTGCCGCAAGATGCGCTTGAAGCTGCAGGTTTCAGTTGATTTTTATGCAGTAGTAAGTAAGATAGTACCTGCTAGTCGTAATACACCAAGGCACCCGTTTGTTGTCGAAACCAGGCGGGATTCCATGTCTATACAAATGCTCATTAGGAGGGGCGAGTCTACCCGTAAGGGCCTCACCCTGAATTTGTACAGGGGTTTCGACCCCCTCTCCTAATGAGCTGGAGAACTTCCATGCCATCATCCCCTCGGCGCGGCATTCGCAGCGCTATCAAATCCCTCACCATGCGCCTGTACGTCAACGGCTACCTTAGCCCGGTGACGGTCATTCGCCTGTTCAAAATATTCGATCTCAAGGCGGAATGACCATGAGCTTCCAAGCTATGACGTGGGCTGTCGAGCAGGATTTGCCCTGCACGCAAAAAATGGTTCTCCTGATGCTGGCTAATCGTGTGAACGGTGATACCGGCTGCTGCATTCCTCGGATCAAGCTGCTGGCATCTGATTGTGGCCTTTCGGAAACGGCAACGAAGAACGCATTGAAGTCGTTGGTTGAGCGCGGAGTGATTTCTGTTGAGCAAAGATTCCAGGAAGGCATCCAACTTAGTAACTCGTATAAGTTGAATATACTGGTGTCTGAGGTGGGTCGTAATACGCCGGGGGTGGGTCGCCAAACGACCCCGGGTGGGTCGGGAGGTGACCCCGGGGTGGGTCGCCAAACGCCTACAGAACCAGGAAGTTTTGAACCAGGAAAGGAACCTAAGGAAATCCTGGACTACCTGAACCAAAAAACCGGGAGCAATTTCAAGCCGGTCGAGACTAACCTGAATCTGGTGAAGGCAAGGTTGAAGGAAGGATTCACGGCTGACGAAATCAAGGCTGTGATTGACGCGAAGGTTGGGCAATGGGGCGATGACGAGAAGATGGCCCAATACCTCAGGCCGGAGACTTTGTTCGGTGCCCGCAAGTTTGCTCAATATGCTGGCGCACTTGATACGACGGGCTCATGGTGGGTGAAGGCAGGGTTTGAGCACGAGTACGAAGCGATCAACACAGGGTGTACGGAAAAGACGGCGTACCTGTGGCGCAACGGTAAGAAGGGAGAGAACAATTGAACGCAGCAGAACTTAGCCAGAAAATGGCGGAAGACGCAGCCCGAATCGCTGAATACCTGCTTCCGGCTGGCAAGAAGGCCTCAGGAGAGTGGAAAGTAGGTGGGGTAGGGGGTGAGCCAGGGTCATCCCTTTCAGTGCGTCTTACGGGCTCTAAACGCGGCGTATGGAAGGACTTCAATACTGGTCAGGCTGGAGACCTGATCGACCTGTGGTGCGCGGTCAGGATTCTGTCTGTCGGCCAAGCTATGGCGGAAGCCAAATCCTTTCTTGGAATCCGGGATTCCATGCCAAAGAAGGAGCGCCAGGCCTACAAACGTCCGGCCAAGCCTACCGCCTACAAGCCTCGCAGTCCCGTGAAGGACTGGTTTGCTACCCGGGGAATCACGGAGGAAACCCTAGAGGCCTTCAAGATCGCAGAGCAGGAGCGAAGCGGGAAGTTTTATGCGGTGTTCCCGTATTTGCGTGAAGGCGAGTTCGTCAACGCCAAGTACCGCAACGTTTCGGACAAAAAGGACATGCGGCAGGAAGGCGGCGCGGAACCGTGCTTGTTTGGATGGGACCTGATCGACCCTAAAGCTCGTAGTGTGGCTATCTTTGAAGGCGAGATAGACGCCATGACGGGGCATCAGGTAGGGATCCCGTCCCTGTCGGTCAACGCTGGCGCTGGCAATCACCAGTGGATTGACAGTGACTGGGACCGTCTGGAGAGGTTCTCGGAAATCTACCTGTGCTACGACAATGACGATGCCGGCCAGAAGGGGGCGCGCGAAGTCGCTAACCGTCTGGGCCTGGAGCGGTGCAAAGTCGTCGTGTTCGACAAATGCAAGGACGCTAACGAATACCTGTTGTCCGGCGCCGAGCGGGTGGACTTTGATCATTGTTTGCGTGCTGGCAGGACGTTTGACCCGGACGAACTGCGCCCCGTCTCTGAGTTTTGGGGGCAGATCAAGCATTCATTCTGGCCAAACGGGGAAAAGCTGGTAGACCCGTGTTTGACGTTCAACGGTATCGACCAGCCGTGGTTTCAGTTCCGCAATGGTGAGTTGACGGTGTGGACCGGCTACAACGGCCACGGGAAATCACTTCTGCTCAATCAGGTTTTGATCGGGCTGCAATGCCAAGGTGAACGCGTCTGCGTGTTCTCTGGCGAAATGACGCCGGTTAACCAAGGACGCCGCCTAGTCAAGCAGCTAACCGGACAGGATCGGCCTACACAGGCGTATTTCGAGCATTGCGGGGAGTGGATCGAGGATAAGTCGTGGTTGTTTAACCTGACTGGCACGGCCACCATTGACCGCCTACTGGAAGTTTTTCGCTACGGCTTCAAGCGGTATGGGATCCGCCATTTCGTCATTGATAGTCTGATGATGACGGATGTTCCTGAGGATGGCGCGGGAGCTATGTCCGCTCAGAAGGAGGCGATGCGCAAGCTGGCGGGGTTCTGCCGGGAATTGGGTGTACATATTCATCTTGTGGCGCACCCTAGAAAGGGCGAGAACGAGAAGAAAAGCCCGGGGAAGTTGGACGTTGCTGGCAGCTCGAAAGTGACAGACGCGGCGGACAACGTGTTTTCGGTCTGGTCCGCCAAGAAAGAAGAAGGGGAAAGCCCGGATACTTTTGATGCGATCCTGGAGCTTTTGAAGCAGCGCAACGGGGATGTTCAGGCCAAGAAACTTTGCCTGTTCTTCAACCGACCGGCTATGCAGTTCACGACCAATCCGCAGCGTAGGCCTTATCAATACGTGAAGTACTCCGGTGAACCGGAATACGTCTAAGGGAGAAATCATGCAGGGGAAAACCAACATCCGGCGCGTCTACGAATTCATTTGCGACATGCCGAGTACGTCTCAACAGGTCGCAGACGCTCTTGGGATATCGCTAGAGGAAGTCAAATCGGCGATTCGGGGGCTGAAGGTGAACGAACTCATCTACCAGGCAGTGATCATCTGCATCCGTGGACCACGGGCAATTTGGTGCGAAGTCGGGGAGCAAGTCTCGAATGAGCGCATTGAGGAAGTGCGCCGTAGCCTGGAGAGGGCTTATCCCTCAAAAAAGGGAGGCATGAAGGAGGAAATATACCGGTATCTGGCCAAGAACGGACCGAAGATGGTGTTTGAAATCGTCAACGACTTGCGCCAGAACCAGGAGAGCGTGCGCAAGATGATCAACCGCATGCTAAAGAACGGCGAAATCAGACGTGTCGGCCAAGGGAGAACGGCTGGTGGGCTGGCATCCTACCAGTACGAAGCATGCCCAGGAGGCCTCCGGGGCTCTGTGGTGATCTCTGTTGAGGTAATGCCAGTAGAGCATCAAAAGATGCTGACGGTGCGTGAGAGGATAGGGCGCGTAACGCTGGCCGACAAGACGGTAAAGGCAATGAAGGCTGCTTTCGTGCCTGGTCGGTTCGATCCATTCTTCTCGCTTCGTTGTCAACTTGTGCCATAGGGGTAAGTACTTAGAATAAAGGGCTTTACTCAACCAATAGGAAGAGTATAGTTAAGTTGTGAAGTTAACAGGGAGAGCAAAATGGGAACGAACACACAGATAGTCAGGGTCTATCTGGCTGAGCATGGACCCTCTACAAGCCGGGATGTTGCTCGGAGCACCGGACTGACGGTTCAGAACGTGGACATGGCGTTCAGATCGCTCATCAAGAGCGGCGCCGCCGAGCAAATGCTGGATCGTGTTCCAGCGAAATGGACGTGCAGAGGTTTGCGCATTGTCCGATTGGCCGAAAAGAAGTTGGATCAAAAGTGCTGCGTGTGGGAGCTGCTGCCTTACCAAAAGGCCCAGTTGGTAGCGGAATCGGATGCGTTCATTTCCAAGCTCCGTGCTCAGCCGATAGACCCATTTACGCTTTTGAGAATGCACCTGGGAGGGTAATCATGACACTCATACTTTGCTGGCTCGTGGCTTTGTTTTTGGCTGCTGCTGTATTGCTAAATTTCATCGAGTCCAGAAACGAGACGACGGATAACAGTGCAATTGTTTGCATGCTGTTTTCGAGTGGGATCGTGTCTCCAATATTCCTGTTGGCATCGTTTTTCTATCCAAATCTTTAGGAAGAGTAATGAATATCGGCGATAAAGTTCGCGCCCACATCATCCAGAAGTACGGGACGCAGCAGGCGGCAGCCAAGGCATGGGGGGTATCTACGTCAATGGTGTCGCAGGTTGTGCATGGGGTAGTCCAGCCGCCTGCATGGATTCTTGAAGACATGGGGCTTGAGCGCAAGGTTACCTATGTACCTAAGGAAAAATGAAATGCAGGTAATCCTTTCCCATGACGAAGTGCTGGATGCTATCCATGAATATGTTGAGAAAAGGTCGCTATTCAAGGCCCCTTGCACTGTGCAAATCGAACCAGTTGTCAGCGGAAAAGAGATAACCGTAATGATCACGCAGGTAGAGATGAAGGGGGAAGGATGAATAGGTCATTCGCCGCAGGCCGCTTAAAAACTGGCCAGATGAACAAAACGGAGGCTGCCTATGCTGAGTACCTGAAACAGCTTCAGGCGGTAGGGGGGATCCTCTGGCACAAGTTTGAGGGGGTGAAGCTGAGGCTGGCTGACAACACGTTCTACAGCCCGGATTTCGCCGTCATGCAGGCAGACGGCCAGCTTGAGATGCACGAAGTAAAGGGATTCTGGCAAGACGACGCCAGGGTAAAGATCAAGGTGGCTGCTGACATGTACCCGTTCAAGTTCGTGGC